AAGATATGTAGCTGCTTCCAACAAAGTTCCATACAGTAAAGCACTATCAAAATTATTACCCAACCAAGTAGTGCCAGCTGTAACGATAGACTCAGGGTAATAATAGTAATGAAGCTCAACAGTGTAATCGTCGTCTGGCGTAGGAGCAAGTATAAAGGTGTTCTCATCAAATATTGCATAGTATTCAGGCTTTCCGTAAAAGTTAGAATCAGTGTCAGGAAATGACTCTCTAATAAAATTAACATCTTTATTCAACAAATAAGTATATTGGTTATTGGAGTCAATCACAGCTAAACTAAATGTAGATAACCAATCTGTAGGCGTTGTTAAATATTTATTACCTGTAGTTGTATTACCTGTTTGATTACGACGTATATCAGGCAATTGAACTGTATTATAAATACGCTGTTCAGCTTGTTGTATAAAGTTATTTACGTCAGTAGTAGTAAACTGATTCTCTGCGTAAGAATTTACAGCTGCTACTAATTCTGAATATGTCATTGCCATTGTCTATCCTTAAGCCATTGGGCCACGTGCTTTTGTGCCTTTTGTAGCTGCGCCATTACCGCGTGTTACTACACCTTCAGTCTTAACATCTTTTTCTGGGTAACCACAGCAAGATAAATCTTGTGTGTATGTTTCAGGTTGCTTGTATGTTACTTTAGCACCTTTTCTATCTTTGTTCATATTATACTCCTAAGTTGTTGTTACAGTAACCGTGCCAACCCCGCCGGTACCTTCTAAATTATCTTCTATATCAGGTAAACCTAGTCCATTATTAAGTCCGACTGGATTCCATCCATATTGATAATTTCTTTGTTGCTCCAAGTTCTTATCAGGTCTTGGATCTTGTACTGCTTGTGGATCATCCACTGGGTACATACCCTGCATATTCTGTGGGTGGTCAGGTTCCCAACATTCTTTACAGACTTTAATTTCTGTATCTGTAGTTTTTATTGTAAGCTTTTTTAGCTCTTTTAGTTTAAACTGAAAACCACATCTATCACATTCTGCTATGGCATGTTTACCAGACGTATACTTTCGTCCCATAGCTTATCCTTTATAAATATTGCCGACGAGGTACAAGTCTTAAGTCGGCTTTTTCTCTGTCTTCTGTTGAAGCAAACGCCCATTGTTCTTCATATTCTTGTTTAAGCATTTGTGTTCTCATCTCAGCATTTGGTAACTTCATACTTAAATAAAATGCTAACCCTGCAACTAAACAAGGTAAGAATCTAAATGGAATATCCTGGGTATTAACTCCGTTACCTGCATCTTCAATTCGTTTTAGTCTCCAATAGACAAAGGTATAGTTATCTGTATCAGGTACGGGCCATACATTAATTTGTGGTTGGCTTGCTTGTCTATTTATCCATACTTGTATAGGACGACCTGTAGAATTTTTATTAGGTATTGTGCCCCATGTAGAAGCAGATATTCTTGTTATATTTATATCTTGTTGGTTTTGTCCTGTACCTGTTCTAATTACTTGTTCTATTAAATCTATAGTATCAGCAGGGAGATTATAATTTGATGTACCATCAACTAAAGATACCGTACCTTCTTCAATCGTCCATAGATTAATTCCTCGGTTAGCCCATTCTGCAGTTAATAAGTTTAAACTACGTCTTGCAGTTCTTAGATCATATCCTGTACGAAGTTCAGCACCACATCTCTCAAATGCTTCTTCGACTAATTGGTTTAAGTCTAAATTAAATGTTGCTGTTCCTGAAGTTGCCATTATGCTTTCTTCCTTCTACGTTTTAAGGGTGCTACTCTTCTTGGTTTACCTTTTGGCTGACCAAGACTTTTCTTTTGTGCTATCCGAGACTTCTTCTCAGCTGATGTCATTTCACCCGAAGTTTTGGGGGTCTCGGTTGACACTCGTTTGCTAGGTCGGCAATACGGAGTACCTCGCGATTCCCCTTTCTGTCTACCGCACGGTTTGCCGGTCCTAACATCTTTCCAATCTTCTTTAAACCAGCGTTTAAGTGCAGCACCTTTAGCTGTCTTTCTGACTGCCATTATTTACCTTTGTTTTTTCTACATTTAGCAATAGCACCTGATGCATACGCGCTAGGGAAAACTTTGTATTGTGCTTTTACTTTTCTGTAACAAGCATCTTTAACCGAGCCACCTTTTTTCATAGCAACTGGTTTCATCGCTTTGCCCATACCGCGACACTTCATCATACCATGCGACCCTTTGTTTTACCCTTCATACAGCATCCATCACCTCGGTGTTTTTTAACTTTGCCCCCTTTTTTCATACCTGGACTAGCAGTTCTAACATTTGTATTGCCTGGACGAATTGGATTCATTCCCACACCACCTCGTGTTGGCATTGGTGTTGGTGCAGGTTTTGGTGCAGGTCCTCTTGGATTCATTCCCACACCACCTCGTGTTGGCATTGGTCTTGTCATACCTGGTCTTCTTGGGTTTACTCCACCTCGTGTTGGTCTAGGTCTAGGTGCGTCGTTATCCATACCTCTAAATCTTCTTCCTCGCATCGGTCTTCTTCCTCGTATTGGTCTCATAATATTCTCCTTAAACCATTCGTCCTTTAGTTTTACCTCGAACAGCACAGCCATCACGCTTAACCATGCCACCTTTTTTATAAGATTTAGAACTACATGAACCGCCTTTTTTATAGTTATTCTTAGTCATGCCCATACCAATCTTACCGCCAGCTTTTTTCTTTTCCTTAAGCATGTTTCCGCCCATAGGTCCTGGTTTAACCATTCCAACTCCTGGTTTCATAGATTTCATAGACTTCATAGGTTTAGATTCTTCTCTAGGTCCAAACGTCTCCATGTCTTCAGTAAGAATTTTTTTCATACGTTCTTTTTTAGCCATGTCCTTAATACGTTTTTTCTCGTCTTCAGGTTTAATTACTTTTTTCTTTTTTTCGTCGCCCATCATTTTCTCCTTTTGGACTTTGGTTTCTTTGTAAATTCTTTACCTACTTTTGTAGGTACGCCAACTTTCTTAGCAAACTTGGGATTGTTTGCTACAGCTTGCATAAAGCGTTCTTGCTTTTTACTTTTTGGTGGCATTTTCTTTTCTTCTATTTACCCATGTTTGAACTGTTTTAGTTTCGTAAATACGAATGCCTGTCCAAACGATTGTAAATATTGCAGCAACCTCCGGTAACCATTGCAGGACAGAGCCTACGGCAGTAAATATAGAAGCTGCATCTATTGCGTGCTTTGTTGGTTCGTCCATATGATTCATCACCTTTGTTAACATTTCCATCTCCTACGCGCTTGGCGTAATCTTGAGTTCGGGTCTTTAGCTGCTTTTGGAAAATCTTTCATCTGACCTGCTGACCTAGCACAAAACGATTTACGTCTTGCTGCACGCTTACCAGTTGGTTTATCTTCCGTTACAGCGGTTTGTAATTTAGAACCAGGATTAGCTTTTCTGTAGGCTGCGACACCTTTCTTCGTCATGCCAGCACCCTGCTTGGTCGGGCGAAAATTACCCGACTTCACAGAAGTTTTAATCCCCATTCCTTTTTTCTTAGTTGTTGCCATTATGCATAAAATATTGTCACTGAAGTCACATTAGCTAATGTGCAATATACTTCAGAGTTAAATAATATGCCATCACCTGGAACTACTACGTCATGCAGTCCTACACTTGCTGGGGTTACAATTTTTAATCGAACTGTTCCACCTGAACCGTCTTTAAGTTCAACTGAACCAGCTGTGGCTGATGTTGTAACACTCATTCCAACTACACGAGTTCTGCGATCTACCGCAGTATCAGGAGAGTCAGCAGCTACAAAATTGACCGCCGATACGTCATTAGCTAAATCTGACATTGTTATTCTCCTTTATTAAGCAGGTGTTACTGAAGTTGTTCCGTCAGAAGCGACCCAATCATCATTAACGCCAGAACCTGTAGCTGTGTAAATTAAACCATCATCTAAATCGGTTACTTGTTTGCCAGCTACTTTACCAGTAGTATTTAACGCATTGTCTTCATCAACTAATAATGCTGCTAATCCTGTTTGAGCTGGTGCAACGAATGAAGATGCTGTTACTGCGCCTGAAGTTGATCCTTGAAAGCCATTGTCTGATACGACTGGACCTGAAAAGGTTGTTGTTGCCATTTGAATTTCTCCATACAAAGTTAAGCTTATCCGTCGTGTATGCGTCTGCTGGGGCAGTCTGATAAGCTGGATGTTCCCAGATAAATAAAATCATACGCTATTTCATATAATTATACAACAAAAAAGAGGCGCTAGGCCTCTTAATTCGCGAACTTTAGTAATATAAAATTACTTGTTCATTACGTACATAGTTACTTCGAAACCGAAACGCATTTCAGTAGCTGCTGGTTTTGTCCACATAATAGTCTCCTTAATTTAGATTTCAGCATAAGCCGATAAGTGAATTATGCTCTTACTTCATATATTTACCATCAAGAAAACCATGAGTTATACATAAAAAAAGACCCAGCCGAAACTGGGTCTTTCTAGAAGGACTACTTAAATTAAGCAGCGCCTTGTGATCCCCACATACCTAATGGATCTGACCAACCGAATGAGTAACGCTCACGAGCTTTGTAACGTACGTTACCTGTGTCGAAGTCGCCGTCCATAGAAGTAGTTAATGCAGTTCTTTCGAAGTGCTTCATTCCGTTAGGAACATCGGTTGTTAAGAAGTATGCATCATTGTCTGTTAAGAAATGATTAATTGCATAACCTTCTGGAATCGCACCATTGTTTTTCAATGCGTTGATGTCGTTATCAGCAGTACCAACTCTTTGGTCAGTTTCTAATAAACGTGTAGCAACGAATTGTAATGATGGTGGGATAACCAATTTACGTGGTTTAGCAGCAATCAATAAACCTCTTTCATCAGTCCATGCAGCAATTTGAATAACTGCGTTTTCTAATGAAGTTTCGTTTAAGTCAGCAGCAACTGCCTGAGTATTGCTGTTAGCACCACCAGATACTAATGGATGGTCTGTAGCAAATAAAGTTTTGCCGTCGCCACCAGTAGGACCACCTGAGAAACCGTTGTTTAACACGTTAGCAGCTTTAACTTGTTTAGTGTAAGCCATTGCACGTGCTAATGCTTTAGTATATCTAGCAGATAAAGTGTCGTAGAGGTTATCTTCAACTGCTTCTTCTGTTAGAGAGAAACCTAAAGCGATGGTTTCGTGGTTGTATCTTGCTGTCCAAGCTTCTTGTGCATTATCATAAGCGATTGCAGCGCCTTCTGATTTATTAGGTGCAGCTGCGAAGCCTGATAGTTTTGTTTCTTCTTCGAAACTTCTTTCTGATGATTCTGTTTCGTAGATTTCTTTGTGCTCTTCACCATAACGCTGATATTCCATACCGAATAAAGCATTAA